AGAAGCTGCTCGGCGTAGGTACAAACCTTAAAATCTACATAGAGAAGGGCGGGGTTTACTTCGACATAACGCCTGAACGTACGCCGTCTGGTGTGTCTCTTACTAATCCTTTTACGACTGTTTCTGGCTCTACTACTGTCACTGTTACAGACGCTAACGGGGGCTACATAAACGGTGATTTTGTTACGTTCAGTGGAGCATCTGCTGCGGGTGGATTGACCTTAAATGGTGAGTTTCAGATAACGTACTCTACCGGCAACACATACACTATAGAATCAAGCAGTGCAGCCTCATCTTCTGCTACTGGTGGCGGCTCTGTAACAGCAAAATACCAACTGAACATAGGCCCAGAGTTTGCCGTGCCATTAGTTGGTTGGGGTGCTGGTGGGTGGAGCGAAGGTACATGGGGTAACGGAGCCACATCTACGGATTCATTGAGGTTATGGAGCCAATCTAATTTTGGAGAGGACTTAGTATTTGGCCCCCGTGGCAACAGTATCTACTACTGGGATGCCACCAACGGACTTACCACACGAGCAGTAGAGTTATCTACTTTATCAGGCGCTTCTAACACACCGACCAAGCAGAACTTCATATTGGTATCTGACGTAAGCCGGTTTGTGTTTTGTTTTGGAGCTAATACGTTAGGCTCTGCAACACAAGATCCAATGTTAATTCGTTGGTCAGACCAAGAAGATGCTGTTAACTGGACTCCTAGTGCCACTAATCAAGCTGGTGATCTAAGACTATCTCAAGGCTCCGAGATAATAAGTGCACTACAAGCACGCCAAGAAATCTTAGTGTTTACCGATTCTGCTCTGTATGCCTTGCAGTACGTTGGCGGCACCATAGTTTGGGGTTCGCAGCTACTATCTACTAACTTGTCTATAGCATCACAGAACGCGGCAGTGTTTTCTGATGGCATAACTTATTGGATGGGGTTGGACTCATTCTATATGTACGACGGTAGCGTTAAGAACTTACCCTGCACAGTGAAACGCCACGTATTTACTGACATAAACCATGAACAGATAGAACAGGTATTTGCTGGATCGAACGAAGGGTTTAACGAGATATGGTGGTTCTATTGCTCTGGCACATCGACCACAATAGATAAGTACGTCATATACAACTATGAGCAGAACATTTGGTACTTCGGCAGTCTAGCTAGATCTGCTTGGTTAGATACTGGCATACGTCAGTTCCCCGTTGCTGCTACCTACAGTAACAACCTAGTCACACATGAAGACGGGCTAGACAACAACGAGGGTAGCACTGGCTCTGCTATAACTGCGTTTATAACGTCGGGTGAGTTTGACATAGACGACGGAGACAAGTTCTCATTTATTAGGCGTCTGCTACCCGATATTACGTTTGAGGGGTCTACTGCTGATAGCCCTGCGGCTACGTTTGAGCTACTTCCTTTACAGTCATCTGGTTCTGGGCGTAACGATCCTCTATCTGAAGGTGGTTCTAGCAGCGGTACTGTTACAAGATCTGCCACGGTGCCTATAGAAAAATACACTACACAGGTGAATACTAGGGTAAGGGGGCGACAGCTTTCTATAAAAGTTCAGTCTGATAGCTTAGGTGTAAAGTGGCAGTTGGGTGCCCCTAGACTAGACATAAGAGCGGATGGGAGAAGGTAATGCCTACCTATAATTTTGTAGCTCCAAGACTCCCTGACCCTCCAAGAGAGTACACACCAGCTTCGTTTGAGTTGTTTAATAACGCATTGCGTCTTTATTTCAGGCAGCTAGACGAAGGCATACGAGAATTATCCGCAGCGCCAGAAGCTCAAGCACAGGCATGGTTCCTTGGCTAATCAGTATAAAAACGCAAAGGTAGATCTAACGGCTACTACTGCTACCACGCTGTATACGTGCCCAACAGCACGTACTGCTATTGTGAAATCTATTCTTGTGTCCGAAGATTCGGGTAACGCAGATACTATAACGGTAACGCTTACCGATGCTTCCGCTGCGGTGTTCAGTTTGTTTAAGGTCAAAGCTGTTAGTGCTAACGCCACAGTAGAACTACTCACTGCACCCCTAGTGGTAGAAGAATCGGAGATAATAAAAGTCACTGCTGCTACAGCTAACAGATTGCATGTCGTCGCTAGCCTGCTGGAGGTAGAGTGATGAGAGGTAACTTCGGCCCAATAAATTTAGATTTTTCTGGGCTAGGTGGTTTCTTTGATCCTAGTAAGATTCCTACCGCTGGAGATCTTGGTAGATTTGGATTAGGAGGGTTCCCTGCACCTGTTGGCGTAGCACCTCCTGTGCGTATACCTGCCCCGGCTCCTGTAGCTCCTAGACCCACACCTGTAACAAGACGCCCCTCTGCACCAGTTACACCATCTCGTGCTAGTCGTGCAGTACCTAAGCCCGAACCTGTAACAAGACGCCCCTCTGCACCAGTTACACCATCTCGTGCTAGTCGTGCAACGCCTAAGCCTCAACCTGTAGTGCCTGTTGGAAGGGCTTACACCTCTATAGGCCAAAATCTTAGGTCTGCGTATACACCTACTGCACCTATCGCACCTCCTCCTACAGGTACTGCTGCAAAACGTGGCGATAAACTTGCTCCGGGGGCTAGACGCCCCTCTGCACCAGTTACACCATCTCGTGCTAGTGTGGTTCCTAAACCCAAGCCAGTGCTAGGTTCTTCTGCGCCACCTGAACTTAAATCAAGGGCACCTAAACCTGCACCAGTAACACCACCAAACAGAGTAGGCAAACCTGTAAGCGCCGGTGAGTTTATACCTGAACCTACAGCCGCAGCACCCAAGCCGGTAACACCTTCTACACCAGAAAGATCAATTGGGTTACAGAAACGAATAGATGATATTGACGCAGGTGTTACATACGCCAGTTCCAACACACCTACAGAAAGAGCAGGAGCACTTATGTCTCCTCAAAAAACCGAATTGTCTCAAGGCTACAGGCTTTTAGGTGGTGCGATTGATAGCTACAAAAAGAAATTAGATGAGGGCGCGGATTACTTTGATATTGACGACGTTGATCGGGTAGACAACTTCTACGATTCAGGCTTCAGAGAAATCTTACGAACCGAAGGTGGAGTTTTTTCTGACTTCGATATTGTGGGTGGGGAAGGAGGTGTTTATAGCGGTGAAACGCCTTCTGACGAAATACGTGTTGATAGCAGAACATACTTCGACAAAGTAAATGCTCCTGAGTATCTAAAAACCTACTTAGAATCTCCCACTACCACACGAGAAGCTGCTGTAGCTGCTTATTCAAATGTCGGTAACTTACAAAAGTCATCCGATATTGCGACTGCTCTTAGTGACCACTATGGATACGAAATAAAACCTACTGAGCAGAAGCTAGGTAAGTTCGGAGGGAACCTTGAAGCGCATACAAGCTCATCTACAGAGAAGCTAGCAGAATTTAATTCTTTCATAGAACCTATCTTGTCTGAGCAACTACCTTACTTACAGATAGTAAAAGGTTTTAGTTATGAAGACGCTCTACAAGAGGCTTACAAACGTGACCCTATGTTGCAGGCGCTATACGCTAAATACGACGTAACGCCTCTTAGGTACACCAAAGATGGGTCTGAGTACCTATATGACCCCTTTACTTACGGTGAAATTAGGACGTTTAAGGCAGATAAGCCTAATTTCTTTGAGAAAGTTATTAGGGTGGTGCCTGCACTATTAGCTACCGCCGTATTAGGGCCAGCAGCGGCAAGTCTTGTTGGAGCGGCAGGAGCTACAGGAGCTACGGCTACCGCATTAAGTGGTGCACTAGCAAGCGCAGGAGGGGCAGCGATCACAGGTGGTGATACTAATGACATCTTAAAGTCTGCTTTAACGGGTGGCGTGGGTGGGTTTGCGAAAGGGTTAGATGCTGTAGCAAGCAGTACGGCTCTTGCCGCAGAAGGAGCCATAGCAGGTAGTGAACTAGCATTAGCTGCGGAAGCCGCTGCGAAAACTGCCGATACGTTCGGTAAGGTAGTACAAGGAGCCAAGTTCGTAGACGCTGCGATAGACGGAAATATAGCAGGTGCAGCTATTTCTGCATTTGGCCCTACATTTACCAAAAC